TCTATTACTGTTTCGTATAGGTTTTGTGGCATAACATAGTAGTTATAGTTACCTCTGAAACTTTTAGCGGCTTTACTGTGAAAGTCCTGCTTTGATACTTTTATTTCATAACACCGCCAAATGCCCTTTGTGTCGTATGTTATATAGTCCACACGTTCCGAACCATGAAAACCGATCGTTACCTCAAAGCAACCATATACGCCCATTTTATGAGTGGCAGATCTTATGTTTCGTTCAAGGCGTTCCGTTTCCGCTGTCTTTATGGTTGCTCGCCTCCTTTTTCCTCGTGGATATAAAACCTTCACAATCCGGTGTACCTCTTAATTTGGTGATTTTGCAACCACCGTAATAGCCTAATATTTTGCTAATGTGCTTACTGCAATCTTTGTTATTGCATCTGTTATCACAAAATTTGGGATAATTTTCAGTGTTGATAAAAATTAACGGTCTTTTCTCCATTACCTACCTGCCCTTTCCTTGCAGCGCATCATGAGATCCTGCAATATAAAAACTTCGCTTTCCGTCAAATAATTACTGACCGTTGCCAATTCTTTAGCCGTCCGGTATGCCCAAAATTTCAGATCGCTATCAATGGTCTTTATCTCTATGACTTTGGTATAGATCATAACGTCAATTAATTCTGCCAAATTTTCATAGCTGATAGTAGCCTGCTGCCTTGCTGCCACTCTGTAAACCTCTAAGCCTTGATCCGTTAACAATGCCTCGCATTTCTCTGTTTCGGCGGTCTGTATGGTGTACGTGGTTTTGGTTCCGGCGTATTCTGCAACATATAAGGCTTTTGACTTGGGAGTATTTGTTATTACGCAATTTTTCCAATCTTCCCAAAACTCCGTATCAAAAAGATCCGAATTGATGATTGCACCCATAAAATAATTTACTGCCATGCCGTTATACTCTTTGTTTGGATTAATCCTGCCGTTAATGATAAGACTTTTTTTGTCGGTTCTATCCGGCTGCGGCTGATTATATGTTACGGTGGTTTCCGATTCGTTCATGAATGGTTCTTGTGGCTCGTCCTGCGCCGTTTCCTGCCCTTTTTCCGGCTCCGGTGTATTTCCTTTCGGCTCTGCCTCTTTTTGTGGCTCCTGCTGCCTCTCGCTGTCCGGTAAACAGTCGGAAAGCTCCATTTGCCCTTCTATTTGCGGTTCCTCGCCCTTTGTGTTTTCTTCTTTTAACTCCTTGGCATCTTTGGCGGTTACGGATCCGGTTTCCTTATAGGTTTCATATAACGCCTGCTGCGCATCTGCCTCTAAACCGGCTATTTCATTTGCTGTGCTTGTGCTAATTTTGTTTGCCTTAAACTCAGCTTTAAACGGCTCAATCAAATTGCGGTCTATGTTATCAAGCGTTCCCACCTTGGTTTTACTGGTTCCTAAAATCTCGGCTATGATGTTTTGCCTTCGTCCAGTCAATTCATTGCTTTTCTGGTATTCCGTTAATAACTCCTTAACCCTCTTGATTTCCTGCATTTTCTCGTAGTCTGTCCGGTTTCTTTGGGTAGAATTTGTAAAGATTAGAATTAATTCATTTCTTATGCTGTCGGTGCCGCCCTCTACCTTGCAGGGTATCATTTCATATTCTGGTTTTCCCTCGTCCAATAATTTAAGTACCGCCAACCGGCGTTTGTGTCCAGATATAACTTCGTATTCGTCACCCTCTACCGGCTTAACAACTGGATACTGCTGCATCCCTATTAACTCAATCGTTCGGGCGGTTTCTTCCACTTCCCGATCGTCCATATGGTAAAAGTTTTCTTTGCCTGCTGCCGGTCTTAATTTATGTACGCTGATCCGGATCGGTTTCCAGTCGCTTTTTACTTCTTTGCGGCTTTCCTCGTTTAAAAAATTGCTTATATTAAATGCCATCTGCCTGCCTCCTTATATGTACCCAAATTGGGTATTTCGTCTAGTATTTATGCGGCTTTACTGAATTTTCAAATCATGCAAAACAGTATCTAACATATACCAGCCGTCTAACTCTAAAATAAATGTGATTCGTCCAGTCTTTGCGCTCATTTTGGTTATTATGTCGGTGACTTCCATAACCTTTTTGTTGCCGCACTTCTCAAATTGCACTTTGTCACCGATTTCATAAGGGCATTTTGCTTTGAATTTAATTGCTTTCATTTCTACCCTCCAAATATTCTAAAACGAATTTTTTATAATCCTGCGCCGCTCCGCACCTTACCGAATATTCCACAACCGGCATTTTGACAAATGTACTTTCACTTACTTTCTTTTCCGTCCGGCGGATCCATTGCCTGAACAATGGCACCTTTTGGCTTGAAAGGTATTCTATGCCCTGATTGTTCACATCGTTGTTTTGATACTGCGTTATGAGGCATCCGGCAAAAAACAAGTTTTCGTTGAAATCTTCCTGCACCTGCGCGATCTGGTCTAAAAGAATGTCCAGACCGTCAAAAGAGTATTGATCCATCATGACCGGCACTATTACATCATCCGACATTACAAGGGCGTTTATAATGCTCATGTTAACGTCCGGCGCATTGTCTATGATGCAATAATCATAGTCGCCTGCTGCCGCAAAAGCCTTTTTAAAGCGTGTCTGCTGCTGCCGTCCGGTGTCTACTATGGTTCTAAGGTTCGCCTCCAGTAAATCCATGTTAGAGGTTACTAAATCAATGTTTTCATATGGTGTTTTCTTGATAATTTCAGAAACGTTAATGTTTCTTTCTAACATCACCCTTGCGATGGTGTCCTTGTCTTCTGGATTGTACTGGTCGAAGGCTTTTGATGTGTTGCCCTGCTTGTCGTTGTCCACTACTAAGACTTTCTTGTTGTGTACTGCTGCCAATGTGTACGCCATGTTTACGGCTGTCGTGGTCTTTGCTACTCCACCTTTTAAACTAATGATTGAAATTGTTTGCATTTGCTGATCCTCCTTAACGGACATTTCTATTTTTCTGGGCAATCACAAGGTCTACGTTTACCCTTGTAAATTCCATAATGCCAACATTGTTCATTACTACATTCAGTGCATTTAGGTGCCTTACACCGCCTGTTATATGCGATTCTGCAACTTTTACAGCAAAACATATCACTGTTATGATAGGGAATAAATATCCTTCCACACTTCCAACATCTCATTTCCTTAAGCATTTTCTGATACACCTCCTTAACTTTAATTTATTTATGCAATCCATGCTTCCGGCGGTAGTGCATCTGTGTACATTCTCCATTCTTTTGCTGCCTTATTCCATTCACTATCTCTATTCCATTTATCGCTCGCTGCTTCATACAACTTTTCAATTTCTTTCACCGCTTGTAGATGACCGGTATTTTGGTCACGCAATATGTCAATTGCAGCTTTCAGGTTATCATATCTATTCCATAAACCCAGATAGGCGTGATATACCTTAAAACATTGTCTTGCCGCCGCAATCAGGTCATCCTTTGTTAATTGCTTAAGCTTCTTTTTCGTTTCATCCTCTACAAAACAATCAGCACATGATAATCCAAAATAATCCTGTTCATATGAATCCCATCCAAGCAAACCGGCTCCTGAACCTCCGGCACCAATTGCAACAAAGAAAATGTCAAAACATTCAGGTACCCATTCTTCCGCTAAGTCTCGCATCATCATATCGCATTCCGCACATAGGTCGGCAAAAGACATCTTAAATTCATACGCTTCATCGTCATCTCCATCCAGTGCATTTATGAGTGAATCCGTCCCATCTTCCGAATCTGTATACCATCTAACATTTTCACATTCTTCTTGAATATCCCACAAGCCTTGTGTTATCGATTCCAGATTAAGGTTTCTCACAATAGGCTTTTTGTATCTCATTTGCTTGGCTTTTCTTATTTTTGTATCTATAGCGTCTACCATCTTTACTCCTTCCTTTATCAGTTAAAGTTTAATTTCGTGAGCAGGCAACTGTTCACAAGTTCCAGCGCTGTTTCTGCCGGTACGCCTTCTACCATAAGCGTTCTTAACTTTTCAAGCTGATATAAATAGCCATCAAACGAATAGACGTGTTTTTCGGCTGCATATAGTTCGGCTGCCGCCTCTGCCGTTTCCACATCTGATAAAGCGGCGATATTCCTTAAAAGTTCGCTTTCTCTATGCCTTTGTTCGATCGCCTGCTGCCGCAAGGCTTTTACTAATTCCGTTAACGCCATATTGTCCTCCTATAAATGAGATTTGCCGTATCGGTTTCTAAATTCTTCCCTTGTGCCTATTTCCTTTTCGTAAATTGCCTGCCCTAACATTTTAGATAACTTTTCAGCCATTGAGTTATCATGTATTCTTTCACTTATGGTTCCTAAGTTGTGGCATCTGTGGCAGGTTGGCACCTTCAAGCCGTCCGCCTCTGCTAATGGTCTTATACCTTTACCAAACAATAAATGGTGCTCGCATTCTGCCGGTTCGCCACAAAAGAAACATATGGTTTTGTATTCCGTTACTATTCCCTTACTCATGATCTGCCTTTCTATAAATCCTCGGAAATGCTAAAAAGTGTGTTGTTTCATTTAGTACCTGACACCGCACAAATTTGATAAACCTCCAGTAGTTGCACATTATGTATAGCCTGCCTAATATTGGGTGTTTCGTGTACTCTATTTCTATTTCCGGTCTTATGATATGTAATCTCTTAACCTTAAATTTTGATGCTTTTAACTTCATTTGTCGGTTGCCCTCCTCTGAATATTGCGATCATGCTTGGAAAAGGTGCCGGATCTTTGCTTTTTTCGCCGCTTATTTCAAAATTGACACGTCCTTTTATGAATCGTATCTCTGCGTTACCTAAAATGTAATCATGAAACATAATTGTATCTGTTCGTGCAGGTATCAACATCACTGCTGTAATTCCTTTTTCTTTTGCCTCTGCATAGCATTTTTGCACCCATGCAATCTGACCGGCATTATTTTTAGTTTTCCGGCTGTATGGCGGATTACAAAACACTGTTTCACCGCTCCAATCCTGCGTTAATCCGTCCTGCTGCACTGTATAATATTTACTGCATTTGTGGTTATTTTTATCTGCACATGGATCCAATGTAAAACTAAATTCTTTGTTCAGTTCATCGAATAGATCCTGCGGTGTTCCCCAATCATCTTTGCCGGTGCTGTAATGTACCTTATCCATTATTAGGAACCTCACTTTCTTTTTCTAATTGCCTTCCCGCTGCTGATATGAAAGCGTTTATCCGCTCTATGGCTCTTTCGTTTGCCCCTATTTCTTTGGCTGCCTTATCTTTCAGCCATTGCCAATATCGCATATTGGGATCGCTCTGCTTTTTAATTAAGTCAACTTTCGCTTTTTCTAAAGCACCCTCCAGATCGCCGGAATATGTCATTTTGTAGCCGCTTTTAGTTTCCTTTACCATGTATCCACTTTCACGTGCTTTATTCATTGCCTAACCTCTCTTTCTTGGCGTTTTCCTGTAATCTTCAAACGTTGCCGTTTCACTGCTATACCAAATGATTTTATTGTTTACCCACCTTTGCAGGTCTAATACGTTTTGCGGTGCTGTCTGCTTTTCGTAAATCATTACATATGGTGTCATGCCTAATGCTCTGATTGTGTAAACCCTATGTAGATCTTCCGAAAACGTACTATTGAAATTTGTCAATACATAAACCGCTGCTTTCCGCTTGTCTATCATGGTTTTTTCTTTGAATAACTTTAGTTTTGGAACAATGATATTTTCATCTT